TGTAGAAACAGCAGAAGGTGAACGTTATAAATTAAAAACAACCAATCTACATGGTGCTCGTGCTATTGGTCAGCATGTTGCTCAGGGCGGTATGATGGTTGATGATCGCACCAACAAAATCTACGACATGGTTACTGAAATGCAACAACTAAGAAAGTTTTTAATGGCAACAAGAAACGTAGAAGCATTTGAAGATACTGATATTCCACATATGGTTGAAGCGGCCCGTACCCGTTACACTGAAGTACAACGTGGATTAAAAACAATGCGTGGACCAAAAGGTTATGCAAAATTTTGGGATAATCATGCACCTTCAGAAGAAATTGAAATAGACGACGAAGCCTCTTTAAAAGAACGCTTTACTAAAAAGTTTTTAGATCATCGCATTGAAGAAGCACTCCCCTTTGTGTATAAAGCATACCATAAAGTAAACGAAGCTGGGAAGTTAACTAAATCAGTTAACGATGAAATTGATGCATGGGCAGACAGCATTATGGATAGCAACGAACAGCCAACATCAGAAAAAGGTTCCGAATTAAAGGAAGGTACCTGGCACTTACCGTCAACTGATGAAGAAGTTGAAACGTTTAAAAAGTTAATGTCTAAACCACTTAAATTTGGCACTGAAGGCGATAATGCAACTAATGCTATTGGTGCAGTGTTTGGTGATGATGAATTGTATGATAACTTATATTCTGCTAGTGAAATACAAGGTCCAGATGGCGATGCAAGATCAACTATAGTACAATGGTTTACTCCATTATGGAAAGAAGTAACCAATGGTGACCATGATTACATGGAAAAAGAAATGCTTGAAAAGATTCAAGCCGTTGGATCATATTTACGTACTTGGAAGCCAGAATCAGAACCGGCACCTGCTGATGCAGAAGGGCCAGATGAAGAACCAGCACCTGAAACTGAAGATGCCGACCTATCAGCTAAAAGAATGTCTATGCTAACAACTGCTATTGGAAAACACACAATCCAAAATTTACCAAAAGCAACCAAAGTTGAAGCTATCGAAGAACTTCAGCAACTAGCTGGACTTAAATAAACCACAAAATCCTCTTTTTTCTCTTTTTGGTAAAAAAGCCTGTTGACTGCTAAATAAAAGTAGCATATACTGTGTATGTGCTTAGGCAAATATAGCAAAACATTATGGCACAAAAAAGGAGAATACATCATGGCTTCATTAGCTGAAATACGTGCGAAACTCGCATCTCAAGAAAATAGACTCGGAAACAATCAAAGTGGCGGCGACAATGCTGTTTACGCACACTGGCAAGCCGCAGAAGGAACTACTTCCAGGCTTCGTTTCCTCCCCGACTCAGACACTAAAAATGATTTCTTTTGGGTAGAACGAAATATGATTCGTTTGCCTTTTAACGGAATCAAAGGTGACGTTAATAGTAAACCGCAAGTAGTACAAGTTCCTTGTATTGAAATGTGGGAACCTAACGCCTGTCCAATTCTGGCAGAAGTACGTACATGGTTCAAAGACTCAAGTCTTGAAGACATGGGTCGTAAGTATTGGAAGAAGCGTTCTTATATCTTCCAAGGCTTTGTACGAGAAGCTGGTTATGGAGACGATCAGGCTCCGGAGAACCCAATCAGACGTTTCATGATTAGTCCGCAAATCTTTAATATTGTTAAAGCGGCTCTTATGGATCCTGAGATGGAAGAACTCCCAACAGATACCGAGAGAGGATTAGACTTTAATATTGTAAAGACATCAAAAGGTGGCTATGCAGATTATAGTACTTCAAAATACTCTCGTAAGGAAACTGCACTTTCAGAAGTAGAACGTGCTAGTATTGATCAGTATGGATTGCATAATCTATCCGACTTCCTTCCTAAACGACCAAACGAAACTGAGCTTAAAGTTATTACTGAAATGTTTGAAGCATCAGTTGATGGTCAGGCTTATGACCCAGAAAAGTTTGGTGCTTACTACAAACCAAGTGGCTTCCAGTATAATGCTGGTAAAGCAGACTCGGCAGTATCAGTACCAACAGCGGCTCCAGTTGCACCGGCAGTTGCTCCGGCACCTGAAGTTACACAGCCTGCACCAGCACCTGCTCCAGTAGCAGAAGTGGCTCCAGTAGTTGAAGCTGAACCAGCACCTGCACCAGCGGCAGAAACTGAAGGTTCAGGTAAACGAGCTGAAGACATTCTTGCAATGATCAGAAGCAGACAGACTTCGTAAAATAAAAGTCTAAGCACTGTAGGGGAGTTTCGGCTCCCCTACATATCAACTATGGAATAAAGGAATAACTCATGGCTAAACCGTTTGACGTAAGTAAATTTAGAAAAGACATTAACAAAGCAATCGATGGATTGACAATCGGATTTCATGATCCAACTGATTGGGTAAGTACTGGTAATCATGCACTTAACTATCTTATTAGTGGCGACTTTCATAAAGGCGTGCCAATGGGTAAGGTTACAGTGTTTGCTGGAGAAAGTGGCGCAGGTAAAAGTTACTTTGCAAGTGGAAACATTGTAAAAGCCGCACAAGAACAAGGTATTTTTGTAGTACTAATTGACAGTGAAAATGCACTTGATGAAACTTGGTTACAAGCACTTGGAGTTGACACAGGTGAGGATAAATTGCTCAAATTAAGTATGAGCATGATTGACGATGTTGCTAAAACGATCTCATCATTTATGAAAGATTATAAAGCAATGTCCGACGAAGAACGCCCTAAAGTGTTATTTGTAATTGATAGTTTGGGTATGTTGTTAACACCCACAGATGTTGATCAATTTGAAGCAGGTAATATGAAAGGTGATTTAGGTAGAAAGCCCAAAGCACTCACTGCACTTGTACGTAATACAGTTAATATGATTGGTAGTTATAACGTAGGAATGGTTTGTACTAACCACACTTATGCTTCGCAAGATATGTTTGACCCAGATGATAAGATTAGTGGTGGACAAGGCTTTATCTATGCAAGTAGTATTGTTATTGCAATGCGAAAACTTAAACTAAAAGAAGATGAAGATGGCAATAAGATCAGTGATGTAATGGGTATTCGTGCCGCTTGTAAGGTTATGAAAACACGTTATGCAAAACCATTTGAAGGTGTGCAAGTTAAGATTCCTTATGAAACAGGTATGAATCCTTACAGTGGATTGGTTGACTTGTTTGAAAAGAAAAGTATTCTTAAGAAAACTGGTAATAGGCTAGAATATATTGATCCTACATCAGGAGAAGCAGTAACTCAATTCCGTAAGGCGTGGGAACGTAATGAAAATAACTCCCTCGAACTTATTATGAATAACTACAATGAGCCGACTATTGTCGACGAAGAAGACTTGGTTGAAATTGAAGACCAAGCTGAAGTAGGAGAATCTTAATGGATGAAGAGTTTGATTTTTTAGTAACAACATATAACATCATGAAAGACTATGTACCTGCAAATCAAATGCAAGGTGCCGCAGATCATTTAATGGGTGTGATTGTTGATACTATGGATGAACTAGACTTAAAAGAATTTGTTGCGGCTACAGGTTGCACATATCTCAAAAAATCTCATAGTGAATACGATGTTGAAGATGACTATGACGATGATGTTGATGAATTTGGAAGCGATTACGAAAACTACGATAATTAAGGAAAAACAATGTGGTACAGTAAAGTAGTTAAAGATTTAACACAATTACCTAACTTTATTTCTTATTACGAAAAAGAGCTAGAATCTGCTAGACGTGATGTCACTGTATCAGGAATTGTAGAACGTAACCTTAAAGACATGCCTGGAGTAACTGAACACCGTTTTAATCAATTGCAAGAGATTGAAGCCGTCCTCAGCTACTTGAATATACAACTTCGTAAAATTAGACGAACACATTTTCAAAAATATCTTGAAGGTTATGCCAGAGCATTAACCAGCAGAGATGCAGAAAAATATGTTGATGGTGAAGATGAAGTTATTGACTTCGAAACACTAATCAATGAAGTTGCATTGCTACGTAATAAATGGCTAGGTGTGCATAAAGGTTTAGATAATAAACAATGGATGTTGGGTCATATTGTAAAACTTAGAACGGCGGGAATGGAAGATGTTACCTTACTCTAATGTCTTAGAAAAATGGACAGCCATTAGGGACTTAAGGCCTCAAAGAGGTGTTACAAATTCTATTGATATGCTTTATCTTAGAGAACGAATAGACCGCATGTATTCACAAATTCAAAGTTATCCGCTATTAAATAATGGCGATACTCCTTCTTTAGAACGATTAACAAAACAATTTACTGAGGAAGTAATTGATTATAGCAAATTAGTAACAGTGGAGATTTTAAAGAATGGACAAATTCACAAGCCCGTATCAAAGTCACTTACATAGTCTACAGACTTTAAATCTAATATATCAATATGATAGTTTTCTTGATAGTTTAACTAACATTGCAGATATGGGTTGCGGTGAAGGAATTGATGTTAATTGGTGGGCTACACTTGAAACAAGAGACGAAGTATCAATACCACACAACTATAACGTATATGCAGTTGACAAAAAACTTAACGTTAACCCAAAGTATTTAGATAACGATCGTGTTTATCCGGTAGAAGCTAATTTTGAAGATACTGGAATATTTTCAACTCCAGTAGATGTAATGTGGTGCCACGATGCATTTCAGTATGTTAAAGACCCTATGCAAACTCTTTATAACTGGAATAAAATGCTAGTACAAGATGGTATGTTGATTATTATCATGCCGCAACTTGCTGGATACGTAAACGGCAAGTTTAGTAATCGAGTATATGATGGAACAATACACCCTTACAACATATTAAATATGATGTATATGTTGGCACTAAATGGGTTTGATTGTAATGATGCTTATTTTTACAGAGATCCTGCAGACCTTGAAAGCCCATGGTTACATATTGCAGTATACAAAGGAAGTGAACCATTAGATCCAAATACAACATTAATGGAATTAGCTGAAATGGAAAGATTAAATCCAAGTGCTAAAGACTGTTTAGATCGATTTGGGCATCTAAGGCAAGAAGAATTGTATACTACATGGTTTGACAAAGATTGGTATAAAGTAAGAACATGACACAGATTGCACTAGTAACAGGTGGCTTTGATCCAATACACGCAGGACATATTCAGTTAATAGTTGAAGCACAAGCTCATGGAGATGAAGTTTGGATAGGTATTAACAGTGATGAATGGCTACTTAAAAAGAAAGGTTTTGTGTTTCAACCGTTAAGTGATAGAGTTGCTATTGTAAAAGCCTTAGCAGGAGTGTCTAAAGTTCTTACGTGGGACGACTCCGACGGTGATGCAAGTGGAGCAATATTTAAAGCAAAACAGTTTGGAGCCACACATATTAATTTTTGTAATGGTGGTGATAGGAACGAAGCATCTTTGCCAGCAACAGAATTAATGTGGGCCAGCCGGAATGATTGTAACTTCATTTATGACGTTGGTGGATCAGAAAAAGTCAATAGTAGTTCCACTATTGCTGAAAATATTAAGTACCCTAAAACAGAACGTGGTTGGGGGTATTACAGAGTGTTACACGAAGTTCCGGGTTGCAAAGTAAAAGAACTTACAGTTAACCCAGGTGCAAAACTTAGTATGCAAAAACATGAATCACGTGCTGAGTTTTGGATGGTTAGTGATGGTACTGCAATCATTAATACAATAGGAACTGAGAAAGAACCTACTATCTTAAAGTTACATAATAGTACATTTATTCCTGCAGGAATGTGGCATCAGTTAATGAACCCGTTTCCGGAGCCATGCAGAATAGTAGAAATACAATATGGTTCTAAATGTACTGAGGATGATATTGAGCGTTTTGAAGAATAAAGGGGATCCCAAAATCCCCTCTAACTCTTACTTTAACCAGTCTAAATCTTTTCTATCTTTTAAAAGTTCAGCTTTGGTCATCGGATCTAAATAATTCCAATGTTGTTTTAGTATGGATCTTGCACGACTTTCGCCGTAGTTAACTGACCATGCAACAAATTTGTCCCATGCTCTATTTAAAAATGAAAAACTAACTGAGTGTACGTTTGCAACTATTGCGTTCATATTTTGAATCCTCCGTGACTACCATAGCGGATTTGTCCCCATGGATCACTAGAATTCAGCTTCTTGATTCTACGTTCAAGGTCAGCGTAATCTGCACTTTGACTTAGATACCACTCGACTGTGTTTACTGGTGATGGTTTAAAAATATATTTTAAAGCATTTAGGCATGCTTTTGCCATTTGATTAATCATAGGTTACTCCTGTGTGATATGATATGATATGTTATTGTATGTAAAATTTAAGCAATTTCTTACTCACTTTTATTTATAAAAGTGTCAGTGGTATTTTGGTAAATCTAAGGTAAAGACTGCCATGCGTAAAACGCATGAGTGAAAAAATTAACTTTTTGTTAACTTTTTGGTTGACCAAATGGTTAATCTGTCTTATAATGTATATAACAATTAAGGAATAGGAGAAACAAAGTGATTAGATTTTTAGGATGGATGACAGTAATTTGTTTAGGTCTTTATTTTGGAATTATCCAGAGCCTACTTGTTATTGTTGCAACTGCAATGATTGCATTCGCAGGATTCTTAAGCATGATTTTTGGTGCTGGTACACTACTTATTTCTTAATTTAACGGTTGACATTTCCAGTGTCTAATGCTATATTAGCTGAACACTAAGGAATCAGGTGAATAACGGTACTATTCACCGCAAAATATGCAACGAAAGTTAAAAATGTTTAATTTGGACAGTTGGCTGAGTGGCTTAAAGCGGGGGATTACTAATCCCTTGAACGAGCAATCGTTCCGTGGGTTCGAATCCTACACTGTCCGCCATCCCCTAATATCTGCCCGTAGCTCAGCTGGATTAGAGCAACAGCCTTCTAAGCTGTGGGTCGTAGGTTCGAGTCCTACCGGGCAGGCCAACCTTAAGCGAGCATGGTGAAATTGGTAAACACAACAGACTTAAAATCTGTCGGCTTCGGCTTTCCCGGTTCAAGTCCGGGTGCTCGCACCAATTTCTATGAAAACTGAAAAGTATATCAACACGGCATTTGAAATTGCCAAAGCAACTGATCCTGTACGAGGTAGTCGTATTGGTGCAGTACTTGTACGTAAGAATCGTATTATAGGAGTTGGTTTTAATCACTTGAAATCACATCCTATGCAAAAAGAATTTGGCAAGAATGACGAAGCAATATACTTTCATGCAGAAGTTCATGCTATTAAAAATGCACTAAGCAGTGTAGATGTTGATGATCTTGCTAGGTCTACATTGTATATTGCTAGGGCTAAAAAAGGCGATGCTAGTGGTCAGCGTAAACATTGGCATTATGGCAAATCACATCCGTGTGTTGGTTGTGCAAGTTGTATCAATCAATTTGGAATCTCTCGTGTTGTGTATACCAACGAAGGTAATGAAATAGTAGAATACGACAATTTTGCAAATACATTGGTTGGTTATACAAAACGATAAATAAAGTTGTTATGAGATTCAGTGAATTTAAATTAAAACCAGTATTAGAATATACAGATATCAATTTAGCTAAAAAGTCTATTATTGATACAATTTCTAATATTGACACTTCTATCAGCGATGAAGAGCTACGTAAACAAAACGAAGCACTATTAGATAAAATTTATAGTATCCTTAATAAGAGCAGTGTAATTGACAGAGTAAAATCAGTTATTCCTGAACTTTTAAAAGGAGAATATCCAGAGAAGCAGGTTATGGAAATTGCTGGTTTACTTGCTGATGCACCGTTGTCTTATAAAGAAAAAGTTACATTTGCTGACAATTTGGCGGCTAACAAGGTTATAAATGAAAAAGTTTTAACTTCTGCTGGCACGTATACTATTGATCAATTATGTTATAATAACGGAATTAACAAAACTGTATTTGACTACATGAAGTCTTACGGTGTAGGATTACAAATGAAAGGCCCATGCGAACATGCATTGGCAATTTTAAATTCCGAAATTAGTATTAAAGGCAAAGGCGATGTAACCATTGGTGAAATCCCGGTTGAAGTTAAAGCGGCAATTGGTCCAACTGGAGCAGGCGGCAGATTTGGAGAATCAGGAGAAGTACCAAACTTAGATCGTATACTTGATGTATTAGAAAGTTTTGAATGGCTACAAGGTCCACTAGCTGAAGTACGTGCAAAGTCTAAAAATGGTGCATTAAACTTAGATAATTTAGTTAAAACAGTAAACGGTATTCCTGAACTAGATCCAGGCGAAAGATCTAAACTAGGTAACAAATTGTTTACTTTAATATTTGGTGGCGAAGGCAACTTAGTTGCACAAGCATTTAACAAACCTGATGCAGATCCAAAAGATGTTTATAATGCTTTTGTTAAATCAAACTTCAATTGGTATAAAAACAGCGATATGGGCGGACGTTGGGAAATACTTGCTGGTATTAATTTTAAGCACAACTCTGTTGGTGTAATACAACAAGCAGAAGATATTGAAAAGATCAATAGGCTTAAGTCAACAATATATATTATTTACGGCAAGCCTATGGAAATGCTTTATCAGTTTAATCCAAAACCTTAAAAACCAAAATCCATACGCCACGGATATATAGTGTATCCTAATGGAGAAAATATAAATTCTTCAAACAATATAATCATTACAATCACAAAACTATATTGAAACCATTTTGGTGCTTTCTTTAGCCAACGCATAGGTACTTGAAACAACCATTCATAGAACAATGCAATCTTCCCCCAGAAACGATCACCAATACTATAAGGTGGAACCTTCCATACTACAATAACAAATATTAACCACCATACCCATACTGGATGTTCTTCGCTAACTCCGTAGCCAAACATGAACGGCAATATCATTGCCGTTAGATATAGTCCAATCCATTTTCTTAAATGTTCCATATATTACTTTTTAAATCCAAGAAAACGTTTAGCTTTGGCCCATAAACTTTCTCGAGGTTTTTCAACTTCAACGATTTCTTTTTTAATTGTTTCAATCTCAACGGGCACCTCTACAATTTTTTCAACTTCTACAATTTTTTCAACTTCTACAATCTTCTCAACTTCAACTGTTTCTATTATAGGCTCTGCTGTAATAGGTATCCATCCACCTTCTTCGACTTGGTCTTCTGTTGTAATAGACGTAGTGTCTGGTTGAATATCGTTTGCTTCTGCTAGTGCCCAGAATGCTTCTTCGTATGCTTTGCTACGTTGTTTGTTTATTTCAAGCACCAATGCTTCTTTTACTTGCTCAATAGTGCCAACACTATTAATAACTTTATCAGCATTGAATTTAATCTTATCAAAGTCAAATTGTATATGATTATTAGTAATTTGTAGTTCAAATACGTCAATACCTTTTACACTTATAGTAAAAGTATTGTCTAGTACAGTACATTTAGCACCGCCGTCTGTTTCTTTTATATCGTTGTTTTTAAAAAACAGTAGATAAAAAGGCTGACTAACCAATCTAAGATTTTCACGTAAATGATCCATATACATATTTAACCAAGCAAGAAAAAGTTTGGAAAATCTATAATATGAGTAAATAACACGAGGCGCATTAGAAATTTAAAACTTACTTAAAACAAACGACCATTCATCACAAATTGTTAAGACGTAATCAACGATAACTAATCTTAATGATTAAACAGTGCCTTTGATGAATATTATTTTAATTAGGAAATTAAGGAAATCAAAATGAAGAAAAATACGTTGTTCGGATTAGTAACTACAGCCATTATGGTATTAGGATCTAGTTCAACTTACGCAGGGGAAAAAGCGGCAGATAAAATGAACGTAAAGGTATTTGGCGAAGCAAGAGCTTTTCTTGAAGCTACTAACAAGTCAAACACTGATAGCGAAATTAAATCTACCGACTCAAAATTAGGTGTAAAATTCAACGGCAAAGCCAACGATAACCTCAGTGTTTTTGGTGAGCTAAGTGCCAACATTGATGTCAATGGCGATGGCGCAGACGATCTAACTACACGTTTTGGTTACGTTGGTGTTGGTACTCCATTTGGTAATATCAGCATTGGTAAGCAAATGAGTATTATGGAAACATATGTTGACAAGGCAGATATCTTTTATAATGGTGGTAACTTAGGTGTCCAAAAGCAGGGATTTTATCAAAAGAATAGTTTGAAATATACTAACAACATTGGACCATTTAGTGTTGGTGCATTAGGAGTATTTACAGACGATGCCGCTGATAAAACCATTGATAGTTTTCAACTAGGTGCTGGTATTGACGGCGCAGGGCTTATTCCAAATATTGGAGTAGCATATGCTCGCAATGAAATTACTGATATCAATCACTATGGTATTGGTGCTGATAAGAAAATTGGTAAACTGCTTCTTGCAGGTAGCCTAAGTATGAAAGATGCCGCAACTGATGTAATTGGTTACGAGTTAGCAACTGGATTTGATCTTACTAAAGCACTTACACTTAAAGCAGGTTGGAGCGATACCGACGCCGCAAATGATGACGGCACTATTACAGGTGGTGGCGAATTCAAAATTGGTAATCAAGCAGTAGCATTTTCAACAGTTGATTATGATATTGACGGAAGTGACTACACAATTAGAACTGGATTAAGTATTCAATTCTAATTTGATATAATCAATCAAAACTACAAAAACGGGCCTTACAGCCCGTTTTTTATTGACCTAATAAATACTACTATCAAAATAAGAGAGTACTTTATGTCACATCGAGAACGCAAAGAAGCATATAGATTGTTTTGGATGATAAAAGGAAGATTAATTCCAGACAGTTGGGACGATAATACAATTAAACAAATGTACGATGATTTCTTTAAACGAGTTTGGTACAACACCGAAGCATACTTAAACGAAGACGGTTTCGAGGACGCTTATAATAAATACCTACATGAATAGGAATCACCCCAAAGATGTTAATCTCAGTTATATGCAACACCTACGTTTTGCCTGGACCGAAGCAGGACGACTACTGGCTATGGCAATCATTATGTTGGTACATGGAGTAGTGCCTTGGATATGGGACACCACGTTCTCAAACTACATAAAACGTGCAAAACAAAGAATTGACCAACTAATACGATAAATACCCGTGCAACGTCAAAAGATACTAACAGAAGACAACAAATGAAAATTCTTTATAACGGCTGTAGTTTTCCATATGGAACTGGTCTTGTTGCACCAGAAGAATGTGTGTGCAATATTGTTAGTAAAGAACTCAATGCAGAATTTGTAAACAACAGCATACCCGGGTTTGATAACTATAGTATATTTTTAAACACGCTTTTAGAAATTAGTAAGAACCATTATAATTTAATTTTTGTGTTTTTTACTTCATGGCCCAGGGTAAGGTTTTACCCAGAGTTGGAACGTCCACAAGGATATCATTATATAGGTAGTAATCCTACAACAATGGACTGGATGAAAACTTTAAAAACTAATGAAGGACTAAACATAAAGAACTTACAAGACCTACACCAAGCATTATTAATGTTAAATCATGAGTGGCACTTGTTAATGGAAGTTGTAAGATATGTGAACATACTATCAACTTATCCTAATGTGAAATTTATTAACAGTATATGTCACTGGGATACAGGTTTTTTTGAACAGTTTAAAACTTTAAAAGATAAAGAATTTTTACCAAACGAGCTAACAGAATACACGCAGTTCATTTTGAATGTTAGTAACAGAGAAGACAATCAGATTAATGACTTATTTCAAAATATAATGATAAATGAATATACTAAAGCAGGCAATATACAGGCTGATAAATGGGTAAACTTATATGACCCATGGAAAAATAATAAAATAGACACAGGCATAGACAACAGGCACCCCGGGACCAAATCACATCAGTGGATGGCTCAACAAATACTAGGCTCAATATAGGCTTACATAGCAACCCTAAATCAACGCCTTGAGACTGTATTTGAGGTTGACAAAAAGGCGGCGTAGTGCTATAAATATACTTGCAATGTTGAAGCAATTCAAACACTGTACAGGACCCGGGGGCGGTACCCGGCGCCTCCACCATAAACACATGAGGATATAATGAATTGGGATTGTCACTGGATTAGTTGGTTTAAAGGAACTCCTTTTCAATGGGGCGAATTTAGATTAAATAGTGGAAATCCTTATAAAAGTTATAGATTTGGACCATTACTTATTCGTGTGTTTCTGAGGGGGGCGAACTAGGATCGACTGGCAGGTAGTAGAAGAGTGGAGTTGTCCCGATGTAAGCTGGGTTAACGCGAACGAAAACTATAATTGCAAACGATAATTTTGCATCTGAGGATTTTGCCCTAGCGGCTTAGTTACTCTGGGCGGGTACTGCCTGGAAACAGAAGTGCTATTCTTTCTAAGGGTAGTGCCTCAATACACTCGCGGAGGCCCACGGTTAGCCTCCAACTAAGCCATCAAAGCGGCAATAATGGACTACAAGAATAAACATACTAAATAAAAATAGAGACATAACACACACATACAAAGGAGAAATACAATGTCCTCTTCAAATAAAAATCCTTTCGAGATTAGACTCGAAATTCTTAAAATGGCTAAAGAAATGATGGATCGTCAGTATGACGAAAATGTTTCTTTAGCCCATACTATGGTGGCGGAGTTTAAAGAGCAAGGAAAATCTGCTCAAGACTTCCTTAGTGAATACACACCTAAAATGTATCAGCCTAGCGAAATTATGGAAAAAGCCACAGAGCTTTACAGTTTCGTAACTAAAAAAGATTAAGCAATATGGGGTGGGTTCCGCGAAAGTCACGCCCACCCCATCTGTTAAAGGAAACTATTGTGCCAGTAGCATATTTGTTTGATGTTGACGGAACACTTACACCAAGTCGTCAAAAGATGGATCCGGACTTTAAAGAATGGTTTATTGATTTCGCTAACAATAACCATGTAGGCTTAGTGACAGGAAGCGATTATCCAAAAACTGAAGAACAAGTAGGTACCGACGTTTGTCATGCAGTAGGCAGAGTGTTTAATTGTCTTGGTTGTGATGTCTGGTCTAAAGGCAAAAACATCTATACAAATCCATGGCAAATGCCTGATGAATTACATTGGTTCCTACTTGAAAAATTATTTGAAAGCAAGTATCAGCAAAGGGCAGGAAATCATATTGAACAACGTCCTGGTATGGTTAATTTTAGTGTAGTTGGTCGTGATTGTACACTAGACGATAGAAAAAAATATAATACTTGGGATAATCAAAACGGCGAACGTATACGTATTGCAACTGAAATCAATGCAAAGTTTGATGATCTTGAAGCACAAGTTGGTGGTGAAATCAGTATTGATATATTTCCCAAAGGCATGGACAAGTCACAGGTGATTGATACACTAACTGACTTGGATAACTACGAACTATTTTACTTTGGTGACAGAGTAGACCCAACAGGCAACGACTTTCCGATAGCTCAACGCATCAGGCATCATTCACTTGGTAAAGTGTTTGAAGTTAATACATGGGAAGATACTTGGGATATTCTATGCTCGTTATACGATTCAGATCGAATCGAATAAGTTTACGTTCTTAGAACAAAGTACCATAATAGTGCTGATACGGCCGCTAAGTCAGCACAAACACTCCAGACAATATATGCTCGAAGTGCCCATGGGCCTATAATTTTTAGTACTCTCTGGGTCGCCTGCATCTTCGCCACCCTTATGTACTATTGTTGGTACTACCATTGTAATATTGCCTTCAATAAATTATACTATTTCAACGATTATTTATGTTTTTTGGTTGACTTTTGGATAAAACTGTCGTATAGTATTAACATAATAAGAAATAGGAGAAAATAAATGGGAATGTCAAGTTACGTTATGGATTGTGAAGACAAGTTTTTTGATGTCGTAGCAGATGCAGTTAAAGAAGCAGATGATATTAGTGATGCAATGAGAATTGCAGTTGCAAACAAAGGTCTGGTTGCAAACTGGAGTGTAAACGAAGTTGAAGAATGTGTTAGCGAGTTTTGGAATGACTTCTGGAGTAAATATAACTAGTATAAAGAAGTGTAATGTACGCGATAAAGATTTATCTGACTAAACCCAAAAAGTCAGGTCTCAAGACCAAAGGTAATTATTTTCTGCAAACAGATTTAGAAAAAAATTACTATTTAATGAGAGATCTTGAAGACCAAGTCGTGCATGTATTCACACGAAAAGAACGTGCAGAAGAAACTGCAAAGTACTTACAAGACCAAAATCCTCGAATGTTAATAACAATTACCGAAGATATCCCGGCGCCAGCACTGGCTAAAGCACTCAGCAAGAAAATAAATCAAAATAATACACAAAAATAGGTTGACCTTTTGGTAATTCTGTTGTATAGTGTATATATAATAAGGAACAGGAGATACACAATGAACAAGATCGATTATATTCAAGCACACAATGGTGGAATTCAATTTTTATCAGGTTTAGGTAATGTAGTTGGTTATGCTACAACACCTAAGATGGTTGCTTATATCTTGCAAACAAAAGGTATGGAAGACAGCCTGTTCCACAGTAGTTCAATGGACTTTGCAAGTGAAGATGGTTTTAAAAACGATGGTGATGCTTGGAAGTTGTTTGACGCTGGATTAGAAGTATATATGAATTAACAAAGGAGAATGCACCACTTTACTCACTGATGGTATTGTGGACGAACCGTAGCATACAAAATAGATTTGGGATTGTATCAGTGGCAATCCCAAATCAACCTAATTTGATTGGAACTAGAAATGAATAGCATTATTATGATTACTGTAGTAGCTGGACAAATTATTGGTCAAGCAAATTTTAGTAATATCGAAGAGTGCATGTCGGCTCGTGCCAAAGTGCAAGAACAACAGAATGTTACTGCAACCTGCACATATCAAAAAGTTAAGGTTGATAATTCACGTCAAATCATAAAGCTATTTGGCTCCATGGCACAAGAGATGTCAAAACTTGCTCCGCAGAATAGCGATTCAAAATAATGAGTATGCATTTGGTTGGTCCTTATATGACCACGACGATGTATAGTCGTAAGAAATCTAAGGCCAAGAAAAAAACAAAAACTCAACTTGACGCCGAACGCCAACACGAAAAGTTTTTACGTAAGCATGGTGTTCATCCTGATCAACGTAAACAAGACCTAAGGCCTGTAGTTCAGCGGTTAGAACTCGCCGCTCATAACGGCGCTGTCGGGGGTTCGAATCCCTCCGGGCCTACCATTACCACCACCGACAGTATACCGGTTGGGGTTGCCGCTAAGCCAGCACCTAAAGTGTACAGTGGTGAACAACAATTAATTGGCATTGCTACAATGCACAAATCAAATATGGTTCCTGTGTTTTCAAAAAAGAATGCAGTTGAACTAGCAAAAATGAGAAGAGGATGAGTCATGCATAGAGTTATTCTTACAGTATTTTTAGTATCAGTACAAGCCCAGTCTACGAGTCCATTACATGAGCCTTCTTGATGATTAAGAGTCAAGTATTCGTCGTAGTAGAAACGTATTACGATGGCTGTAATGGCTGGGAGAATACTGTAAAGGCCTTTGTAGACAAAGACGACGCAGAGTATATCGCTCTTAAACTACAAGAGGCGTTTGATGCTACCATTCCGCCTCGTCCCAAGAACCACAAGGGCTTCTGGGGAGAAGATCGCAGTTGGGACGTTAAGACGCTGGACGTTTATTAAGTTAATCTTGAACTGTGGAACAATAAGGAAACAGGGAATGAGTAAAGATTATGTCGTTGTTACGTGTATTTCATCTTACCGAATGCGTTATGTAATGCATAAAGATGATTTGCAAAAATTAAACACTGAAAAACAAGTTAATGGAATTGAATGGGCTGAAGACACTGTAACAATGGAAGAGTGTGGAGAGTTCTCTCAAAAACATATGGGAGAATATATTGTTGATACTGTTGAGATGAATGAAGAGGATATGCTTGAACTGTTTGATAAAGATAATGATTATCTGCGTGAATGGACAAAAGATCAAAAAATTGCAATGGTGAGACGAGGATGATTAAAATGACTAATTACACATGTGACAACTGGGTCGTTATCAAAATGAATGGTGATGATCCTCACTATCGTCTTCTTGTTGGAACATCCGGCGGATATCTTGACGGTAACAGTTGGCGCATGAACAGTGGTATTACTCGTGTAGAGGATGCTGGTGATAGATTTAACTTCTATGGATCAACTGGCAGTTGCTATAGGTGTTATAAAGAATCATATTGTATACGAATGAACAATGCTCATATTTGGGCACAACTTCAGAAACTTCATGGCGACAAAGTTCAGATGCTGGATGAAGATACTGACTGGTTAAACATGGATTGGATTATTAAATGAACATGACTACTTTCGATTTTGGTAACGGTACAGTCCCTGCCCATAAGCATCCTAATGGTGGTGGCTGGGTAGCTGACACTGCCACGGTAGCAGATACAGCTTATGTTGGTCCTGACGCTAAGGTCTTTGATTATGCTAAGGTCTATGACAATGCTAAGGTCTATGGTGATGCTCTGATCTCGGGCAATGCTTGGGTCTCGGGTAATACTTGGGTCTCGGGCAATGCTTGGGTCTATGGCAATGCTTGGGTCTATGGCAATGCTGGGTTTTTTGGCGATGCTCGAGTCTATGGTGTTGCTCGTGTCTCAGGCAATGCTCGGGTCTCTGGCGATGCTCGGGTCTGTGGCAATGCTCGAGTCTATGGTGATGATGCTATGGTCTTTGGCAATGCTCAGGTCTATGGCAATGCTCAGGTCTATGGCAATGCTCAGGTCTGTGGCAATGTTGAGGTCTATGGTGATGCTCGAGTCTTTGGCGATGCTCGAGTCTATGGTGATGCTCGAGTCTATGGTGATGCTCAGGTCTATTACAATGTTAAAGATTTTGATACTAGTGAAGATATCTTCATCAAAATGAATGGCAAGAGATACAAGCTGGTTGAGGTTGAATAATGAACACACAGGATTTCATCAACAACGCAGAATACCTAATCCGTCAATGTCTCAATCAAAAAAACATTGACCCGACTATGGAAGCGTGGTTGCGTGACGCATGTCTTGATCTTGCAAAAGCAAGAGAGAAGGACACTTCTCTTGAAGCGGATAATGAAAAACTC